CTGTTAGGTCTTGGATTTGTTGCATTAGTTCGTCAACCGATTTGGGCGCGGTTGTCGTTGGTTGGTCTAACTTCGGCAGAATACTTTCGATGTCTGCTGTGCTTCTGTTTTTCAGTTGTTCCTGAACCTCCAACAGTTTCCTGTCAACGTTAGCGTCCATCTGATTCAACAGTTTGGCGGTAGAATCTCTGAGGTTAGCGTCGGTTGTCAATCGTTCGGGGAAGTTCTTAGCGGCGTATGCATCAGCGTTGTATCTTGCTAGTGCTGCTGCTGTTTCGTCGGCTTGTTCTACAGCAGTTTTACCGACAGTGTTAACTTTTGTGTTGTCTAAGACCAAAGCAAATCCACTCTTGCTATCATAAACAGAGTCGTAGCCAACCCTTCTAAGGTTGTCAGCTACGGTTCTCTGTACCTGTTGCAAAACTTCTTCAGTAGGCTCAAGACCCGCTTTTACTAGATTGGACTCAAGTTTAGTGAGAAAACCAGAGTAAGTGTTTGTCTTGGTCTTCTGTAAAGACTTCTTAACTTTAGTAGCTAACTCCTGCGGTAATCCGTTGAGTAGTTCAGTCCAAAGTTTATCAGAAGTCGGCAACTTTACACGCGCATCAAGCGTTGACTGAAGATTAGACTGTAGTTGGTAAACAGCCGGGTCGATATCGAAATCAGAAGTTACAGCACTGACGTTTTCACCCATGCTTGCTTTAGCATACTGAGAGGCAACGTTAGAATCTGTTGTCAAATACAACCCATAGCCTAACTCACCTCTGCTTCCAGAAAGTCTAATGTTGTAATCAGGTGTCCAGCCGTCTAACGCTGTGCCGTGATAGACATTAGGTGGAATACTGGTGAGTCCTAAAGTTGGCTTATTCTGGTTGACTTGGATTGGCGAGTTAACTATACGATTGTTTTCTTCTACTACCTGACGAACTATAGCAAGTGGATCATCTCCTGTCTTCATTGCTTCATAGATAAAACCATCTAAGTCTCCTGTCTTGAGAAATCTACTCAGGTTATCTGGGATTACTTTAAAAGCTTGAGACAATAGATTTGGTTTACCTCCGTTCTCGAAGACGGACAATACCTCATCAACGGTTGATACTTTTGGTTCTACACCGTAGTTAGGTTTACGTCCGAAGTCAACAGTGTCATCAAACAATTGGTCAAGTTGTTGAAGTGGAGTTTGGATAGCTTGCTTGTGCGCGGCTAGTTCTTCTGCGGCGTTGGCTAAGTCGTCTGCTGTTATCTTGGGTGTGCTGGTTGTTTTCTTTGGTAGAAAGACTCCTTCTATAATTGTGCGCCCGTCTTCTGTTGTTCGCTTTGCTGTCACCTGGAAACTGAAATCCCCAGGTTTAAACAGAACCTCCGCTTCCTCATTACCCAACAAAGAAAGCTGACTAATGTCTCTTCCGCCTTGTGTACCTTTTATATAAAGTTCTGTGTCTGCTTTGTTCCACAGTTTATCAGGGTTGTCTAGTCGAGTTGTTGACGCATAACTATCTAAAGTGTACGTGTCACCTACCTTTAAGTTTGCCAACTCTTGCGCTTGACTTCCGTAAGTACCTCTATGAACATCGCCAGTGTACTCAGGTGCTTTGTCAAGTGCGCTGTTGATAAGTTTTATCTGGTCATCTTCCCATCCTCTAGCTTCTACTTTACCTCGAAGATAGCGGTTGATTTGGTTATAATTTTCTTCCGTGTAGTCTACTAAAGCTTGCGCCTCATCTGGTGTAAGTTCTTGTTGAGTAGCTTTTTGTACCGCATCAGTTCTCTTCAGGTCAAGAGGGTCTACTCCTGATTTCTTTGCAAAATCAAGAAGTTGCTTACCTGTGATGGTTGGTATGTCTTCTAATTTATCGTAGACTTTAATTAATCCGTTGTCATAGAGTTTTTGTATGCTTTCTAGACTCTGACCTCCTGACCGACTAGAGATACTTTGAAAGACAACATCTAAAACTCTAGGATCTTCGTCTGGTTTAAACTTGAAGCCTCTTTCAGTTAACTTTCTCTTGAGAAAAACTAAATCAATACCCTCGTTTTCAAAGTCTGCTTGAGAATATTGTCTTACTATTGAGGAATCACTAAGACTAACTCTACTGCCTTCATTAAACTTTTTGACGGCTTCAGGCAACAATTCACCAAGGTTTACTTCACTTTGCTTAAGTCCTCTAGCAGTTGCTAACTCTTGAACTATAACTGCTATTTCTTCCAGGTCTGTTGGTTCGCTAGTGTTTGCACCTATAACGTTAAGAGCGTCTGTAAAGTTGCTTACAGGTTTAGTTATCTGCTGTGAGACTTCAACCGCTTGTGAAACAACGTTGTCTGGAAGCAAAGCAGGTGATAACTCTTGACCCACAACGTTAAATTGACTTAGGTCTAACTGAGGAAACTTGCTGAAGTGTTGTTTTAAGTCATCCCAAGTTACACCTTTGTACCCTTCCAACAGCTTAGGATTAGTCAACTCAATCTGGCTCACTACCTGAGAATACGGACGAATAGCAAGCGCACCTACATCAGTTATAGGTTGTGTGCTGGGTGTGCCTATGCCAACCTTCAGCACAGTGTGTGCAGGGTTAGACGTTGGTAAAATTTGCTCTAATGTTGTCGGTGGGGCTAGCTTAGGGTCAACTGCTGGAGGGAGGAGAGCTTGAGTGACGTTGGTTTCTCCCCGATAAACTCTAGGCGCTTTCTGGGGTTGGGCTGCTGGAGGAAGACTTACAAACTCAGCGTCAACGACTTCTATCTTTCCTGGTAATTGTGGAGCATTAGTTGTAGCTGTGCCAAGCTTAGGTGTACCAACTCTCTGCTGTCTCAGTTGTTCTTCTGTTAGTTTTGTTAAGTTTAGAGGTTGACTACCTTGTGTAACTTTACCCGGAGGAAGCTGAGGTACTTCTGCGTTTCTTAAGTTTACAGGTGCTTGGTTTACAACTTCAGGAACTACAGACTCAGTGACTTTCTGTGAGCCTCTACCGAATACCGCGCCCCAAGCTTTCTTTATGAGATCGCCAGTGACAACACCGATAAACTCGTCACCTGGATTCTTAAAGTCTGTAAACAGTTGTAAACCCAATCCTAAAGGGTCTTCATAAAACTGTTGACCAACTTTCCTACGTGGACTGTAGTAGATACGACCATACTGAGTACTTTCTTTGGGATCGTTGATGTCTCTGATAGGATCACCAGCGATACCTGCTATGATTTGGTTTTTCTTCCGTGCTTGTTCCCAGTCGAAACCTATAAGCTTGTCGTAACGTAAGTTTTCAGGAAGAAAACTAGTGAGTCCATTCCAGGTGATGTTTTCTGCTGTTTTACGGTCAAGTCCTAAGAACTCTAGCGTGTTAGCTGTTAACTTTTGCCCTTCACCGATCGCACCTGTTACCACGTTACCGCCTGTGTCTAGCAGGTACTTTGTAAACCCTCCGATGCCTACTCCAGACCTTCCATAGATAGGGCGGGATAGTCTACCATTAGGCAACTGAGCGCCGAAGGGACGAAAGTAACCCTGGTCTGCTAGTTTGTTTTCTTCTGCTGTACCAAAGAAAACCGCTCCTAGAAAACCCCCGACAGCCTGCGCCCCAGACACATACCAAGGTTTATCGATGTTAGGAACGTTAGGAAACAAACTCCTGTTTTCTAAAGCTTGCTTTGCCCAAGCTGTAGAAGAGTCCTGTTGTGTTAGCTGTTGATTTTGTTCTCTTTCGTAGCGGCTAACAGCAGAATCTAACAAACCGCTAGCTGCTCTGTTGCTGGCTGCTGTGTCTGGACTGGTAGTGTATAGAGTGGGTAGCTTTGTGTTTACTATTTCTGGAGCATAAGGACTTATCTGCTGTTGTCTTACGTCCTCGAATAGACTAGGAAGCTGCTGTTGAATTTGGGGAGTGCTAGTGCTGACTGCGGGTGGCAGGGGAACAAGAGAGTCTTCAGGTTTACTGAAGCTGGCATCTGGAAAAACTCCTGTTTGCTGTTGTTCGCTTGGTATTTCAGGAGCAGATAAGTCAACAGTGGGCGTTGGTGGGGTGTTAGGTGCTGCAAACTCGACACCGTTTGTTAGCTGTAAGTTGTCAGCAGAAGAATGCGGTTGACTGTTGCCTTCCACCTTCACTTGTTTTATATTCGGCTTACTTACGTTTGCATCATCACGTTGCTGGTCGTTGATTAGACTCATCTGCTGCTAGTCCCCATTGGTGCTTGAGCAGTTCGTTATATGTAGCACGCTGGACTTCTAACTGGGTGTTGACTAGCTTGAGCATATCTTTGGCTTGCTGTTCGCTCATACGGTCAACTTGGCTGTTAAATGCTGCTACTGTGAACTGCTGTTCAATGGTAAGCAATTGTGGTGTTTTGTCTGACATGAGATAACCTACCTGTTTGTTAACGTGTGTGTTTAGACTAATCCGAGCATAGCATTTGTTTTAGCATACGCGCCCCACTGCTTTACTGCTGCTTCATCATAAGCCCTCGCTGCGGCTTCAGGACTAGAGAAACTACCTAAACTTATGTATTTTCTGTCTATCGTGATCACAGCTTTCCAGGGATTTGCTTTCCTGCGTTTATCAAAGCTAACTCCTTTAAAACCACTTGTGTTGTGTGCTGACATTCTTCTGTTAGCGCATTGTTGGCTACGGTCAGCTTCTCTAAGGTTGATTCTTGTGTTATTTAGAGGATTGTTGTCTATATGGTCAACCTCAGAGTTTCTCCGTAGACCCATGCGTTCAGCAACTATCTTATGTAAAAATAAGTGCTGACCATTATGTTTTTGTCTTGTCCTTGCATAACCTTTGTTGTTGATAACCCAGTCAAAGGCAGATAACAAGCCCACATCTTGAGGACTAACTTTTATGTTTTCAATCATGTCGTTAACGTGTGTAAACCTGACTTCCATTATACAATGTGTTAACGGTAGAAACAAGTATACAAAAGTAAGAAATAACTACACGGTCAACAAACGATGAGAAAGAGTAGAAGAGGATTTCACGAGCCGACCGCCAGCAAGCAATTTATGCAACATTGGCTCCAGCCCAATCTTCTGTAAGCACGAGTGGGTCTGGGTTTACGGTAGCTTAAGCGCGTATACGGTAGTAAGAAACGGTTTTCTAGTAAACTTGTACTAGCGTGTGTAGACTAACACATCAAGTTGTCTCAAAAGACAAGTTAACACTGAATACAACAACGGATGCTGGAGAGCTGCCAGTTAGCACACCGTCCCACCTTACAGTACCGTCCGTTAATACTGTGACCCTTGCAGCAGTAGATATAGTTGACGGGTTTGTTGTGGCAAAGTGTTGGAGGAAGATTAGGTTTTCAGGTGGTCTGAAACCAACAGGTAAGGTGAAGATAGTTGTACCTGCTGCTGGAACTGTTGCGTTGGCTATTGTCCCTTTTAACACCACTGTACCGCTAGCTTTCTTTTTATAGAGAGCAGGGGCAAACGAGCCACCAAAGTTAGTCCACGAGTTAACTAGAGTAGGGGTTTGCCAAGTCCCGTCTGTTATGCTTGCTAACACAACCAGAGGACTTCCATTTAACGTTGCGTTGCCTGTGAGCGCTGCGTCTGCTGCTGTTGCGTAGGCAACCCCGCCAGTGATTGTGGAGACTCCGCCAAACCCTAGTAGTCCTTTCTTACTTCCGCCTACGTTGTAAGTTCTCGCTCGGTTATTACCGTACTGCTGTTTTAACTTAGCTATCAGTTGTTCAGCAACGTTTCTATGTAAGCTGGCTTGGTTTGCGTCATCAAGATAACTTAGAGCCAGGATAGCTGCTGCTGCGTGTTGTACTGCTGGGATTACGATGTCTGGCAGTCCACTGTCATCTCCGTCGTTGATTGGTAAGACAGGGATTGTTAGCGTGTGTACTCTTAGGGTAAACGGACGAGCCACCATTGGACTGACAAACAACTGTTTACCAACTACAGAGTAGCTTGGTTCGGTTGGTGTGTCTTCTAAAGGCAAGTAATCCAAAGAGAATAGTTTGTCTCCAGATGCTAGACCAGTGCTAACGCGCAAGAGAACCGAGTAAACCTGTGCTGTATTATCAGGTAGAGTTAAGGCTGATGTGAGATAATCTGGTGACGTTACGTTGGCTGCCAATGTAGACTCAAATACTTGTGATCGAGTCTCTTGTACAATGTTAGCAATAGATGTGTTAATAGTGTCTACTACCAACGTACCGAGGTTTCCTGTTGTTGACAGGAGTTGGTTTTCTCCGACCAAAGCTAAGACTGAGTTAACTAACTGTAAACGGGTTTTAGGCATAAGTCCTCCAATGAAAGAAGGGTCAGCTTCTGCCAACCCTCCTAAGACAACCGACTAGTGTTTAATACTTGGGTCTGTCTAACAGACCACCTGGGAGAATCACAGACTCCGCTTTCTCTGGTTCTACCTCGATAGGCTCAAACCCTTGAACCATTCCGTTGAGATCCTTAATCGGGCGGTAGACTGTGACAGTTGTTTTCTCGACTTCTTTAGGCATTAGCTAGTCCTCATCAGGTAGTAGGTGTGACCGCGTTTGTGTGGATGATCACCGCATTTGTTGGACGATACACCCGCGCACCGTAGAGAGTGGAGGTTACAACAGCGTCAGACAAGTACAGGGTTTCCCGGCTGTACTCAGTCTTTGGCTCTTGTAACATTGCAAGGGCGAACGCTTCACGGTGGAGTAATAGAGCAGTGTGAACGTTCCGAGGATCACCAGCAGCGTTGGCAGTAGTACCCCAGGTGACAGGTAAAGTAGCTGCTGTATCTTGGTCTGGGTAGTAGATTTGACCTGAACCAGTAACACCAGGAGTTGGGATTGCAGTTGTACCGTTGAGGAAACCAGTGATAGAGTTAGTCCCAATCATGCTGGTCATGTAAACTGGTATTCCCAATAGAGTACCCACGATGCCGTTTTCAAGCACCGCAGATGTCCGGTAGAACATATTCTGAGTCTTATCTTGAGCCAGCAACTGAGCGTACTGAGCAGGGCTGACAATCAGAACACGGTCAGTAGTAGGTACGTCTAACTCGTCCAACACCCGTTTAGCTCTGAGTACAGAAGCAATGGTGAGGGGAGCAGAAGCAACGGAAGCACCAAAAGTACCATCAGCAGAGTTAACAATCACCTGAGAACCGCCGATGTTTTGGATAGCTGCGCGTAAACCCAAGATGAAAGCATCCAGGTCACGTTTGATGGCATAAGCGGCTTCTTTGGCTAAGTTCTGTGCCAACAGTCCACTAGGGTCTAACATGATGGCTGTGATGTCTTCCACCATGAACGATGACTCGACGTGCTGAGTGATGTCAATTGACCAAGCACCTGTGTTGCCTTTCTGCAAGGTAACAGGCAAACCAGCAGTTTTCCGGTTAACGCCTAAACGACCCAGAGTAGGAATGGTAACGCGATCGCCTACTTTCCCTTGTGGAAAACTGACGTTCATGATAAACTGACGCAAAAGTAAGTCTTGCTCCAGTTCCCGGCGAACCATTGTCGCCCACTGTTTCTTGATCCAAGAGTTTACATCTGCTTTGGTGTACAGACCGCCTCTGTACTGCGCCTGTAAAGCAAAAGTAGTGTTATTACCTGCTGCAAAAGTCATAGTTTACGTGTGTTGTAGGTGATCTCTGCGCTTTACGGAGGCAGACACTATTCCGATTACTAAGTAGACTGTGGTTTAGACATCCTCTATAAACCGACCTTCGATAACAGCTTTGTTTATCCTGGCTGCATTAGCTCTCAGTGTGCGGTCATCCATGCGTAAGACCTCAGATTTTTTGATAACCTCTGCTTTTGGTTGTGCTCTGGTTGTCTTAGATGAAGGTCTAACTCCTGATGTTTTCTTCTGTGGTGCGCCTGTTTGCTGTAGGTGGTTCCAGATGGCTACAGCACCTTCCACTGAATTAAACTGCGCTTGTCCGTCTTCAGGAAGCTGCTTGAAGAAATCCCGAATCTGAGACATACGGCTTTGGTATTCGCTGGGTGTGACGTTCCACTCTCCCATCAAGCGAACTTCATCACGGAAAGCAATCAAGCTGTTGAAAGTTTCGATAGCTTCTGTAGGCTCAATGCCAAAGACTTTCTTAAAATCCTCTGCAAACCCACTGGGGAGTTCTTGTTCTTCGGTGGTTTCTTCCGTTGGTGATTCTTCTGTAGTCTCAGCGACTTCGGTTTCCTCAATCTCTAGCTCTGGAGCTTCACTGTTGTCTACAGTTAACTCTTGTGGCACGCCAGGAGATAAGCTAGAAGCCGTCGCTTGAATTGGTTGATAACTGGCGAAACTCTTGAGGGCTGCGTCTAAGTCAGCATTGGGTTGGGTTGCGGTCGGTTGTTGGTTGTCTAACATGGTCTACATTTGTGGGGTTGACATGAAAGCGGTGGCTGCTGCTTGCTCTTGATCGCTTGAGTTGGCGACTGTTTCTGGTGATAAGCCGCTAAAGTTGGCTGCTAGATTAGGCGCTTGTCCAGATAACACTTGCTCTTGTAAAGCTGCTTGCATGGGTGCGCCTCCGATATCACCAGCTTGCTGTGCCATCTGCTGTAGTGGAGACTGTGGTGCTTCTGTTGTTGCTTGTTCTTCTTGTGGTTGCTGCTTGAGGATGTATCGCGCAGGGTCGTCAAAGCCAAACTTGACAACTAGGTCAGTAAACAGGTTAGTCCAGTCAACTAGTTGTACAAACTGAGGAATGCCAGAGACTAAGGTGACAAACTCTGAGATAAGACTGATGTTACGATCACGATTGATTACTGACTGCGTACCGACAACCTTTATCGTGTAATCATGGTTGAGGTCACTTGGCAGCATCTTAAAGTAGTCATAGACGTTTGGGCGATCACTGGGGAGTTTGACAACTTTGGATTTGCGAGTGTGTTCTTTGACTAACTCAAACGCTCTCTTTAACAGAGGAATGATGACTGTAGACTCTATGTGTTCAAAAACATCGGTGAGTCTGTTTCCGCCAGCGTCCTTAACGCTCTTGATTTCCTCAGCAGTTACCCGCTCACCTTTTCGGTAGGCGTTAGCTGATATCATTGCGCCTGTGCCAACGTTGCGGTCAATCTTCGCGTCTAACACCTGTTGCTCTTGGTAAGTGACATTAAAGTTGTTGGCTGGTGGCTGTAGTGGGGTGAGAGTGTCTGGTTTAGCGACTACAATAACTTTCCCAGGTTCGCTCTTGATTTCAGCAGGGTTGACAACTCCGTCATCAACCAGCAGCCACATATTGTCTATGCTTAGGTCGATGTTATCAAGTCTGCGGTTATGTAAGATGTTGTTAGCAATTACTAGACCGATGCTACTGTCGATTAGAGACAAAGCGTATGAATCCTCTGGTGTTTCAAACAGAAGACCTACGAGCCAAGGACATTTGTCTACTTCTTCGTCATAGAGACAACGATCACCTACAAACCTGTATAGCTCTCGTTCTTTGGGACAGTAGTACTCAATGACAACTATAGAATCCTTATCGTTAACCGGGATTGTGTCTCTCAGGTTGTAGAGTTCTGCGGTGCGCTCTGTGTTATCACTCGCTAACTCTTGCCAAGCTTCCTCGTGTGTACCTTCTATCTCAAGTAAACCATCGTCAACCCAGCAGCAGAACTCAGCGTAGTTTAACTCAATGCGTCGAAAACTGTAAGAGAACCTGTCACTGTAGCGGCGGGAAGACTCAATGAACAAATCATAACTGTTGATTGTCTCAAAAGCTAAACAATCGTTGTCTGTGTCCCAATAAGGTAGAATACCACTGAAGCCAGTTAGCAACAGTTGTGTTAGGAAGACTCTAAACTCTCGTTTGAAGTTACTGTTGTTAAGTACGTCAACGAAGTAAGTGTTAACTAGTGGCAGGATTTCAGCAAGGTCTGGCTCGTTACTTTCTAATGACACCCACCTATCAGAGAAAAACATGGCGTTGCGAATGTAGCTAGCCACTGTTTCTACGAGTTCAAACGTCCGACCATCGTTGATCTTACTTTGCCAACCATCGTCAGACCTCACGTTTATCGGTCGAGTCTTGTACAAACTCCAGAGGTCAAGCCACTTAGAGGTTAAGGCTTCTCTTGACTTCTTTTCCTCGTGGACGATATCAGATATCTTTAGGTGTTCTTCTCTCTCGTTTTCTTCGTGTTCACGCATAGTGTCGGTTGTACTGTCCTAAGTAGCTTTCCTGAGTCGTAGTCTTATCTAAAAGTCTCTCTAAGTTCAACCTGTAGGGGTCGAGGTTGACTTGTAAACTGTGGTTGTATTGCTCACGGCTTGGAACTGAGTATTCATACAGTGTGACTAAACCATCAAGGAAATCATCATGCCTAACTGCCGGATAGTTCACCAGTTGTTTCCAGATGTACTCGTTGTTTCTTACCCTTTGTGTTATCAAAAGCTTGCCACTGTTGATCGGAAGTTCAAGCACACCTTGGATTTTGCTTTCCTTGTTCCGTTGCTCGTAGTGTCCATTACAAATGATTCGTCTGCCATCTACTGTAGCGGAGTCACCTTTGAACAACTCTGGGACTAGTTTACCTACGCCGTTTTCTTCGTAATAGAGTCTGAAAGCGTTGTACTTGGTTGCGAACTCGATCACCTTGGCGACAACCTCAGCAGCTATCATACGATCGCAACTCGCATCAGCCAACACAAGTCTACCGTCAGACAACTTTCCACCGACGAGAATAGCGCAGTCGTCAGAGGTCTTCGAGGTAGAGAACGCAGGGTCAACAGCTATGATTTGGTTTAAGATTTCTATCCGACCACTCGCAAGACGTACACACAGCCTACCTTGGTTGGTGAAGACATCATCGTCAGCTATCACTTGGATGGCATTCGGGTTTAACAGTGCGTGGTCTTTCTCGTAGACAGTGTTTAGATATTGGCTAGCAAACCTACGAGGGCTAAGTCTAGCTTGCAAACTGGAGATAAGTCTTTCGTTGTACTTCTCGTGCCAGAGATAACCGTCTGTGTTATCCTTGCCATTTTTGTAGATGTTACGAGAGTGAACCTTAAAACCTATTTCCTCTTGTCTCTCGATGATCTGACCGTAGTAATCGTCAACAGCGTAACGTGTGCCTGTGACAATCAGTTCTCCTCCGAGGATTTCAGGTATACTAAAGCCGTCCTTGCCCTTAACTACTGTCACCTGTGGAGGGTTTAACACTGACTCGATATCCTGAATCCACTCTTCAACCCTGTGTTTCTTAGACTCAGACTCAACGTTGTCAAAGTTTATTAAGTCGTCGAAGATAACTAAATCATAGTGCTGACCAGTGACACTAGCGCCGACTGATGCAGCTAACACGGTTGGCTCAGGTGCTTTGATATCTCGTATCACTTGCAGAGCAACGTTGTTCCAGATAACCTTGCGGTCTTCTGCGTCTGTCTCTATGTTGAAGTTTCTATCTCTGGTCTTCGCTTGTAACTTAGGCAGTAGCGCACCCGTGATGTGTGGACGTTTGTTCCAGACAGACTCTAACTCCGGGTTTTCAAACTGTGAGCGAAGCGCACGAATGAACGCATAAGAAAGCTCTTGTTTGTGACAAGCAACAAGAATACGAATGTTGGGGTTTCGGTAGATTCTCCAGAGTGTGTACAGTATGGTTCCTATGGTTGACTTGAGGTGTCCTCGTGGCATGAGGATAAGTCTTCTGAGGTGTGCTTCCGCCTCGTCTCCCTGGTAAGCTAGCTTTTGCTGTGCTGCCTCGTTAACTTGAGGTGTTGTAACAAAGTCTACTAGTTCTGAATGACATTCCCCAAAGCTTCCCCAACCTCCGTGAAACTTGATGAGTTCTGCAAACGCTTTCATGTCAGTCAGCGCACGCACAGATAACTCGCTAGACTCTTGTGAGCGTCTACTGGGAGTCTTAGCCGCTTTCTGGTATTCTTGGGTTGCTTTAGACTCGGTAGCTAGTAGGTTGCTGCTTCTAGCTTTGGGAGAGCTAACGAGGTTGTCTATCTCTATGTCGGTTGTGCGCTTACGTGGCATACTTACGCTATGAACCCTCTACGTCTACTTGTACGTTGTCTAAACTGACTACTAGCGACTTGGTTAGCAGCCATCAAGTTGTTAGCTGTGCTAGTGCCTTCAATCTCTGTTTGCTGTTGTTGTTGTTGTTGTCTCAAAAGTTGGTCACGTTCTGCTGCTGCTTGCTGCTGTTGAGTCTGCGCTTGTTGTACCTGTGCTAAGTACTCATTCAGCCGTTGTTGATAACTAGCGTTGGTTTGCTGACTTTGCGCTAACTGTTGGTTGAGGGCTTGCACAGAAGCTTCATTAGCTCTAGTTATCGTAGTCAAAGCTATTTGGTTTTGCTGCTGAATCTGTTGCAAGCTTTGTTGGTACTGCTGCTGTATAGCTGTAGTGTCGGGTGCTTGAACGGCTACAGGTGCTGGTTCTCTTCTTCTGCTTCCCATTGTTAGGCTGAGTACTCCGTGTAAAGTTCAATACCAAACTGTTGTCCTGTAGTTGGGGTGAATGCTGCTCTGGCTTCAAGTATTCCGTAGAGGTTGTTATCAACGTTGTTCTGGAACTGCAAACCGTTAGCAGGTATAACAGACTCAGAGAAAGCAAAGGTAGACGTTCCTATAGCTGTAAACGTAGTGAAATCTAAGAAACCTTCGTAATCCTGAGCTTGGGTGAATGTAAAGTTTAATGCTGTCTGGTCTGCTGGTGCTGTCACAAGACTGTTGAACAAGTGAAGCCTTATATCTCCAGTGTGTGCTGAGTTGCTGGTGATCAGTCTTGCTCTATTGATATACCCTCCCCTTCTGCTGGCTGAGATAGGGAAAACAATGAGTCTAGGTGTGTTGTTAGCTATTGCTTGTCCTACGGTGTAGGCTGTAACGTTAGCTGGTCTGGCAATGATGTCAATTCTGGCTGTGTTGACGTAGCTGACTGGCTGCATAAGTACAAAGTGAACGTTCACAGGCTTTAACTGTGGTACTCACTCTATAAGGCTCTATAAGGCTTGTGTTTTTCTGTGGATGATGAAACACACAGCCGCATAGGTTAACACGTCTTCCTCGGCTTTCTAGCGTGTTATAATGCAACGTTTAAGCAGTGGTTCAACTGTATTTGTGAATTTCCCCCCCCCAGTCTCTCACCTCAGAGGGAAGTACACAGGAGAATAGTCTGCTTGTCTTCTCGTTGTCTCCTGTGTACTTGTCGAAGACAAGAGTATTCTTCCTACAGGAGTTATCTTCTAAGGTTTAGAGACTAGTTATAAGCTTAGGCTTACAATAGTAAACCTCTGTAGTCTACTTCAGTAGTAAGCTTACAGAGGTTTAGCTTTAGCCTACTCTAGCCTCTGATAGCTAATCTACTGAATACTGTCTACAGATAACTAGAGTATATATCTATTGTTAACTTATTATAGTGGTGCGAAACTCACTTGTCACTATCCTCTGGTTTTCTAGGTCTACGTTTGGGCTTAGAACTGAACTCTTCTGGAAACTGAGGACTGGGCAACCAGTTGGCTACTGTTCCCGTAAGTCCAGACCAGTATAGTGCTTGTTCTTTGTCTGTGTCTGCTCTGTCTGTGGCAAGCATGAAGATGCACAAGGCTAACACTGAAGCACTGAAACCTGCTTGGATGAGAAACCTGAGCATCATGATGTCTTTAATCCTTTGCATACGTTTGGTGAAGTAATCCTTGGTTCTTTGTGGTTGGGAGAAATCTTCGTCTACTGTGGTCGAGTTGGTAAGGTAACAGGGGTGAATGTGGCTGTTTTCAGTGGTGTACATTTACTCAAAGTCTTTCCCGGTAGGGTGTGGCTGGAGTCATTCCCCCCGTTCGTTCTACGATAATCTCGAACAATCGTACAACCTCTGATAGCCTCATCAGCCTGCCAGCGATCGCCTGCCAACAGAAGTAAGAAAAACCATCGACTACGCAACAGCATTGCTCATCATTGGCTCTTGAAAGCTATACAGGGGTTAACTTTCAGCAGATGGCAGGGGTGCGTTTCTTAATCGTTTCTTACTTTTAAGAAAACTCTTGCTTACTTGTTAGCCATGTCTGCGTTCACTTGCTCGCATCTGTCATCCATTGCAGACATCTGAAAGCCTTGCTACCATTGATGTCTGCGGTGGGAGGTCTGTAGTTCACAATAGTTAGATAAACTAAATGTTTGCCAAGCTAACCATCTGTTCTCCCTCACCACATCACATGACAACTTGATTGCATACATCTGAAAGCCAGTGTACACAGCAGTTTCAGCCAACATTAGAAAAATCTTTTAGAAAACTATTGACATCTGCTGAAGTGTTCGCTATAGTTAACTTATTGCCACCGGGATAAGTAGCCGGAAGCACACCCCTGATGCTGGGGCGCGTGAAGCCGACGAGCGTAGCGCGAAAGAGACGACAACTGTCTACAAAAACACACGTTAACGAGGTTATATGGAAAGCACAACTTGGTATCCTCACTGCAAGCTTAACTCTGAGTACCCATCAGATTACTTACAAGATATAAAACCATTCGTTGACGAGGAATGGGAGCAAGAACAAGAGATTGCCGCTCAGGAGTACAACGAAGTACTAACGTTCGAGATGGAAATCGATAGCAGAGATCGATTGATTGCCACCTCTAAATTCACAGGCAAGCGCTACCAAGTGAGCAATTGGTACAGACGCAATGTTATCAGCCTACACTTTCTAGAGTGTCTGAGATGGGACGGCAAGCGTAGTCAGTGGTTCAATCACAAGGACTTCCGTGAATACTTAACACTAGTTGACTAGACATAAGTGAGCTTGGCATCTCGGTAAACTGCCTGTTTACAATCGAAACCTACACCGCTTCAAGCAAAGGAACACACGTTATGGTTAACAAATATAACTGCTACAAAGAATACAAACGTTGGGGAAATGAAGTCTACGAATCCTGGGTAGACACAATCGCTCAAGTATATCCAGAACAAACTTTAGACGACATCCCTGATGAAGAAATAGAGATCACCAGTGAGTTAGGTTTATATCTGTTAGACATCCTCAGCAAGTATTCGACCTACGAAGAATACTTAGCAGCCAACAGATAACAACAGTGGGAGGGGTGCGACTCACCAACGCACACACACGTTAACAGAAGTGAGCTATGGGATTATTCAGAAGATTGTTCGGAGATGCAGCCGACAACAACGATAACATCAGGAAATCAGATGAGTCTTTCGATGACTTCACTAAGCGCATAAGTGAGCGTAGGCTTAAACCAGATGATGTCACACTAGAAAACCTCAGTGAACTCAACAGAGAAACAGCACTAGAATCTGGTCTAATAACACAAGATGAGTACCTTAGCGCTCGTAGAAAAGAACACTTTGAGCGATATTACAAAGAGCTAGACCAGATTAACACACGTAAACAACAGGCACAAGCAGCCGAGCCTATCAGCGATTGGTACATGGGAGGCGATGGTTATATGGTTAGAAGTTATAGCGATGGCAGTGTGAGGAGAGATTAATATGAAACCAATAGAAGATTTCCCAGGTTACTACGTCACTGAAGAAGGTAAAGTTTACAGTGATAAACGTGGTTCTCTTAAGGAGATAAGCATACTTATTAACTCGCACGGATACCAGTTTGTTTGGTTGTGGAAGAACAGTAAACAAAACCGTAAATGTGTTCATCAATTGGTGGCTCAAGCCTATTTAACACGTAAGCAAAAGGCAACAGTAGTATGTCACAACGACGGTAATAAGCTAAACAACCATGTTAGCAACCTGCGCTACGACACCCACGCAGCTAACGTTGTGGATTGCAGTAAACATGGTAATCACCCAAACAGAAAACTAACAGACCAAGATGTTATAGACATACGTTGGTTAGTTAGTATGTCCGTACCCTATAGAGCAATAGCTAGTATGTATGGGATAGTTCACGGGACAGTTATTCAGATAGTGAACAGGAAGACATATTACTGGTTGTAGCACTCGCCGCTAACACCGCATACAATAGTGAGCATAGGATAACCAGTAACTATGCTCACACCCCAAGAACACAACCGCAAACTTCGTAAACAAGAGAGAGCATCAATCTATGAGTCACTCACCTGCATTTATTTTCGTATTCCTGTTAGTGGTGTTATCAGTTGTAGTAGGCGCACTGATGAATCTAAGTCTACCAATAGTGAGCAAACTGATAACAAAAGTGTGCAAGATCACACGTGACTGGTACTATCACAACCCAACACTTGATGCTTTCTATTCTCAGTTGAAAACCACTGTATAGTTACAAACGCAACCGACCGCGCTTGTTTGCAGACACGACAAAAGAATTTCATCTGAGAGTATTGACATCTGCAATTAAGTCTGCAATACTAGTAAACATAAGCAAACACACGTTACTCGGAGTCAAACAAATGTTAAACACTACACTAGTTAACACAATAAAGACCGCTATCGCTTCAGACAACTATCGTCAACTACAACAAGCGTTCAAGGCTGCTAAAGCAGAGGGCTACACTATGTCCTTTACCAAAGCCAACGCGCCCAAGAGCGAGCTTGTTCACCAACTCTACACTGTCCTCGACATGGAAACTAAAGACATCATCATTGTAGATATCGACGCTACCAACGCGCACTACAGCGAGATTCTATCCGCACCTACTGAAGTATTCATGCAATCGTGGGACAATGCGGAAGCTAACCGTGATGAGCAAGGGCAAGCCCAGCTAGAGTTAACTGCTTACATCAGTGAGCAAGCTGACGAGGTTGCACCTGAGCCAATCGTGGGTAAAATCTACATTGGATATGATGGCACACGCTGGTTGATTGAGCCTGCCATCTGTGGTTACGTCTACACTACCTCTTTACCTTCTGGTGACTTCCGTAAAGGTGGATACTTCGAGCGTCAACCTGAGTCAACAGTGAGAGAATGGATAACTAAAGGTTGGTTAAAGCCTGAGAATAACGACGGTAACGACCCAGAACCAACCAACAGTGAGCCTGTAGACGAGCTTGAGTTCTACAACGACAGCGAACGTGATGAAATCCTCAACCAACGCTACATGGATAACGCTCTTGTCATTGCTGAAGCTAACAACAGTGAGCTTACACCAACGGTTAACAATCTGTCTGAGTCTACACTAGTTGACTTGCGTATCATGACTACCTGCTACCTAAACAAAGCTAAGGGAATGAACGGTCACGTACAGTACACCGATGCTGACTACAAGACCCATTGTGTACGGTTGCTAGGTCGTGAGCTAACCAATAGTGAGATGCTAAAAGTCATATGCATTCACAATGATTACAACTGTGATGGCTACGCTAGCAGTGAGCCGATGAAGGCATACTTCAGCACACTTCCCAACGTTAACGAGACTGAGCGTAAGTCATTTAAGCAACTACAGCAGGAAGCAGTAGATAAGA